CTTTTTTTTCTAAAAGAATATTCTTTATTTAACTTCCTTTTTAATTCCTCCAGCTGTAGAATAAGTCTTAACTAGATTATTTGGTTTATCTTTAAAGTGTTTACTCATTACTTCTACGTTTTTAGGGTCATCGTCTGAAAATCCTATAACTGGTTTAGTTGGAACGAATTTATTACCTATATCTTTTTTAAGAAACGCTTTCTTATTTAATACTGCAGCCATTCCTTTAATATAACTCACAAAATCATCCATCGCAATAACCTTTAACTCTTCAGGACTTGCAGCACCCTTGTCGTCTCCAAAAGAAACGGGGTGGTATTTGTTGAGTTCTAAATAAGACTTGATTAAATCATCATCACTCATTTCTTCCTCATCGACGAACGACCTATATTTTCTAAGGTTCTTCAGAAGACTCTCTTTACTTATACCATTGAAATCATTTATAATGTAATTGTAGACAGCTTCTTTCAGTGTGTTGGGGTTATGACCTCTTGCTGTGATGATGGCAAATATTGAACCATTATTGATTGCTTCTCTGAAATCATCGAACGCAGGTCCGAGTTTAGCTTTCATGGAGTCAACCAAAAATTGTTTATCTCCTTCAGTTCTAAAGTTTCTGAATGGATTGTTAGCAAACCCTACAATAGTTTTACCTTTATATTCTACAGGACCCTTACCTATTTCACTTCTATATTCTGCAAAGTCTTCTGTGCTCATTCCGAACTCTTCACCATCATCGGTCTTAAGAACGATTTTTGTTGGCATGCGAACAATATTATCGTCCCAATCGAACGCATAATATTTCATATCTGGACTATTCGGTTCTTTAAAACCTTCTTTAATGACTCTTAACATATTATATAAATATCCTTTTTTAATAAAGGGCAAACAACTCGAAAATTCTTGTCCCATTCTCAAATTTTCCTTTGATTCTTTTGTTATCAGGAACATTGTTTTTTACCCCAATGTTAACACAAGATTCACAAGTTTTCTCATCACGCAGGTTAACCGCAAATGTCAACCTTTTGACAGGTTCTTTGGTTTCATCCAAATTAAAAGTCAATTCTCGTTTATCCATGTCAATATTCACAGAATCAAAATCAACTTTGAGACCGATTGTTTTACTTCTTATGTTATCCAAAAACTCCTGTAAATCTTTACCTGTAATCTTTTCTTTCTTTTTAGATGGAGAGTTTGTCGTTGGTTCCGAAACAACTTTATCAGTTGATTTCGTAACAGATTTATCAACCACCCTTGAAGGGATAGTCGTAACTACATTGTTTAGAGATGATTTCCAATCTTGCTTAACCTTATTCCAACTTTCACCATTCATTAACCTTGAAATTGCAATTGGTCTGTATCGCCATATGTTTTTGTAATTATCATTATAATCACCAGATTTATACTGAGAATCAACTACATTCAAATATTGTTCATAGTAATCATTTATGTTTGAACAATTTTTTTTAATTAATTTTATAGCGTCTTGAACATTCTTGTTTTCCAATGGTTTATTAACAATGCTAAGTCTATCAATCGAAGGGTCAATTGCGTTCGCCAATCCAGCCACCCATCTAAAAAACATTCCTTTTTGACCGGAATCAGCCTGAAAAGCATAAGACCATAACTGTGCTTTGAAAGCATCACTCATATTATTCCAACAATCAAAACCTATTGTATTTTCAACATAGTTTTTAAATAGATTCAAATTTTCAGAACCATTATATGTTTTCCCCACAATTTTACCCAGCTCCATATACGAAAAAACTGATTCTATTTTTGAAATGAAACCAGCAACTTCTTTAGGTATAGAGAATGAAGAAGATTGTTCTGTCACCAATCCATACATTCTACGGATTTCATCGATTTCTGATTCACTGATAATCAATTTTTTTCTCATAACATATAAATACCTTTATTAAACAAAAATCCCCCATTTGTGGTGGGGGATTTCGAAATACTGTAATCAGTATTAGATATTTTCAAACGAAGCTCCTGTTGGAGTAATGAAGAATTCGATGTCGATGAATTCTAATGCCTTCGTAGGTTTTAAGTAAATCTTACCTGTTAGTGTATTTCTATCTAAGTCTTCAGGTGAAGAAGAAACTGTTACACGGAAATCGTATAAACCTCTGTCTCTTCTGATTGAATCTAAGATTGGGTTAACACTGTCTAAGAATTGTTGTCTAACGATTTGGTCGTTTTGTTCGAACAATAATCTTACAGCCACCGCTGAAATCAACTTACGAGCTTGTAATAACAATCTTCTAACATTTAATCTGTTAAGAGCGGTATCAGCAACTTGTAAAGTTTTGTTACCCCAAATTACAGTTCCTACGTCAGAGAAAGTTGCGATAGGGTTAATTCTACCTTGATATAATGTATCTCTATCTTCTTGAGTTAGTTTAACTCTCGCTTTAACTGAGTTTACAAGACCTCTCGTATAACCCGCTGATGCGAACCAAGGGAATGCGATGTTATCAGTTAATGCTAAGTTTCTACAAACTTCACCTGTTGCAGGTAGATAGATTTGTGTATTATTAACAGTGTCTCTTACAAGTATCCAAGGATAGTAAGTCGCTGTGTAGTTAGAATCGATTCCTGTGTTATCGAGAGCATCTACAGCTTCTTGTGGATAAACAATTAACTGAGGGTCAGTAGCATCTGGTGAGAACATGTCATAGTCAGGAGTCGTTGCGATATACACTGAATCCGCTCTTTGGAATTGAACCATATCGATTGCTGATTCAACTAAGTTTGAGTTATCAATATAGTTGATTGATGCAGTTGCGAATACGTTGATGTTTGTAGATTCAGGGTTTGAGAAACTTAAGATACCAAGTAAGTAAGCGTAGTAGTCAGTGTTAGCAAAATCACTTCTATTATTCTCAACCACTATTCTCTTGAAGATACCATCACCAGTTGCTGTTGGGTATCTTGGGTCAGGTGCGAAACCTGCCATGAAACCTGAAGCACCTAATTGGAATCTATCTTCGTTTGTTCTCCACTCTCTGTAGATATCCCAACCATCGAATCCACCAGCAAAACAACATGTGTATTTTCTAGCGTAAATAAAATAGTAAGGGTTTTCCTGAGACTCTGGGTCATTTCTGAATTCAGCAACACCACACTCAAAAGCAGTTTGACCACTTGTGTCGTATATATTACCAATTGTTACAACGGTTGCACCTGAGTCCATATGGAAACCTTTTGAGAGATAATTCCAAGGAATAGATTCAGTTGCTTGTGCCCAATCACCAATAGGGTTTTGTTGACCTTTGTATTGTAAGAACGAATCATCAATACCGTATTGTGTTGCGAAACCTAAATAAGTTCTTCTAACAACATCACCAGGAGATTCAACCGCGTTAGAGCCACCTGAAGTAGTTCCAAACGGAGGGTTATAAATTACTTCGCCAGGGAAGTTATATTTTGTTTTGAATACGATATAAGGTGAAGGGTTGGATGCTGTTTCATACTCTCTTTGTGTATATCCATTGAATCCACAAGGAAGAGCATCGATAGGAGCACCGTCCGCCATTTCGACCATGATGTATCTTGAAACTAAAGCGTATTCACCATTTGAAGTTCCAATTCTAACACCGATAAAGTTGTTAGTTGCTGGGTCCATTGTGCAATTCGTATATTTTTCAAGAACTACAGGATTTTGGTCTGTATCAAAGAAATCTCTAACCAAAATATCAAATGTCATATTATTATATGAAAGGTTTGCAATTGAAACCTTAACTTCTGTATTTGCAGCATCACCATCAGAAATAGATATAAATCTGAAAAGATTATAAACTCTATTACCTCTTAGTTCAGAAACAAAGTAAGGAGTCTTAGGTGACTGATATCTTTGTAATTTCCAAGCTATTGTTGTTGTTGAGTTTGTAACTCTTGCTTCAGGTAAAGCAACTAATTCACAATTCAAACCTCTAATGTAACTTTGATTGAATGCGTAGTTTAAAGAACCTGGATAAATTTCTTCAACAAACAATGGAACTTCATTTCTCGATTTTCCAAAGTTATCAATACCAAACACTTTTGTAAGATATTTTGAAGAAGACGCTAACAACGATGTCTCGAAAGAGAACGTGTCTGCATCTTTTGTAACACCAGAAACTAAGAAAGTTCCAAAAGGATTCTTAGTAACCCCTGAGTATTGGTCAGAACAAACTAACTGAACATCAGTTAATCCAGTAACCTCATAAACAGGTCCGTGATTAGGACTTGAAGCACTATTAGTGAAAAGAGAAATACCTCTTGAACGTAAAGTAGCTACAACCATATTGTTATAATCAAGGAAAGCGGTTCCAGAAAAAGTATAACTATTACCTGACACTGTTCCACTATAAACAGTGCTACCTAAAGAAACTAAATTAGAAACTACGTAATCAAATGAATATCCTGAATAGTTGTTTCCATTAGGGATATCAAATGTTGCGTAAAACCAAGGGTCGTTATCTCCAGATGATAAATCGTTATTATCTAAATTAGTTGAATCACTTCCAAACGCATTAACAATTGTTGTATAACCTGATAAATTCGCATAATCAGTTCCAGGAATTGACCCGTAAACAACTGCTGTTGTTGCAGATAAAGAAGGAGTATCAATTATATTACCAACGTATGTGTTAAAACCTTCAGCATATGTTGAAGTTGAACCGTTTGATAAAGTAAATTGAGTGTTTAAATCTAAAGCCACAGGTGCTGGTAACGCACCTCCAACGAATGTAATTGTGTTTCCTGTTGTAGAACCAATAAAAGACGCACTCCAAGGAGCTGTTGCAATCGCCGAGTTGATACCGATAGTTGTCGGGTCAGGGTTAGCAGTTACTCTTATACTCCAAGATGGACCTGCGTCATAACCAGATAAACCAAGAATTCTTGTAAAGAACATTTGGTTAGACTGTTGGAGATAAGATTTGGCAATATACGCCGCTTCATATTTAGGGATTTGTGTATTCACGAACTTCTCTGGAATTGTTCCACCAAAGTAAGCTTGGAATTCATCGTAGTTGGTAATAAATACAGGTTCAAAT